GTAAGGTAATAACTTATATGGTTTAATGTGGTAGATGTCTGGTCCAATCTTAATACCTTGATACCATTGATTGATCCAACCCCACTCTAATGATTCTTGTGTAGGAATAGTTCCAGACTTATAGTTTTCATCAACAAGCATAGATTGCTCATTGCCCATCTCATCTAAAAAGATAACCTTACCAATCTTTTTCTTGGAGATCCAATAGGCTCTAACAACAACATACTTATAACCAAATGAGCTAACGTTTGATGTTAGTCCCAAGAAGTCTTTAAGTCCATCATTATTCTCTTTCATTTCAGATTCAATGATCATTCTAGTTTGTAGAACAAGAGGATCATATGTATCATATTGTACAGAGTCATTACCTGGAATTGCATTAGGATTACCTAAGTTTGATTCACGTACGTTGATCAATCCATAGTCTTGTAATGAACTACGTAAGTGATCTATCTCTTCTTTAGTTAAGTCAGGGATGGCTTCAATGATTTCTGAAAGTTCCATAACTTGTACAATACCAGCAGCATACGCTCCTTGTGCACGACCTGTAGGATCAGAAATCCACTTTCTATCAGGAGTGGTTAAGAACCAAGTGTTCTTGGGGTTAGCCACTTCTATATTAAAGCCAAGCTTTGAATTGTCCTCATATATATGGAAGAACTCTCTAGCAGAGATTAATAAGTCTCTGAATGAATCTTCTCCTTTCTCCTTTATATTAAACTCAACCTTTTGTGATGTAAGGATATGGTTTGCCCACTTTTCTGCTGTAGATGTATAAGAGTCTAATTCATCTTTCACTTCTTCAAGAGTCATTTGAGTTAGTTCCTCATCTTCAATCTCTTGACCTTCAGCCATAGCTTTTTCCTGTATCTTCATCTTAGCTTGACTGATGATGTAGTTATTTAACATCTCAGTTTTAAACTCTAACTCCTCAGCTTTACTATCATCATCAAATGCTTTGACACGAAATGCATCTGGTCGTTTGCTGATCTCTCCTACTAGTTCATTGATAGGAGTGGTCATTATAGAATAGTGTTTTACATAGGCAGGTAGTTCTAAGTCTGATGTAAGTACATCTGTAAAACTTCTAACTTCTGGTTCTTGATAAAAATCCTCTCTTCTTAAAATACCTTTAATAAGATCATAGTTCTTTACAAACGTATCCCTGCTCTTAACATATTCAGCATAGGCTTTGTTTGCAAAATAATCCATTGTGTTCTTCACCCAACTCTCATCCTGTTTTTCCTTATCAGTTTTGAACTGATCTGGGAATATGTTTAAATAGGCATACCTTATGGTAGCGTCTTTCGTATATCTTATAATTGCCATTATGAAAACAATTTATTGCGTTTATATTTATTTTTTGATCTCCCAAACATATTTCCTCTAGCCTCAGTGAAAAGTATATTATTCTTCCTCTTGTTAAACATAGATGCCACTCTCTCATCTGATGTACCTCCTATCTTACCCATTATTGGGTCCATCTTCAAAGCTTGTGCTATGGCTAATTCAGCAGCAATAATTCTATCAAAGTTACCTGAATCATTGTATTGTATAATCTCTTCTAGCAATACAGGATCAAATATCTTACTCACACCTAATACTTCTCTAATCACTTCACCAGCATCATTCTTCTCTTTGAATATGGCATTCTCCATATACTTCTTTAAGCAAGTGTGAAGGTACTCAATTATCTTATCACTTGAACGATGTATACCATAATCTCTTTTTACAGTGGTGTTTGGTACAATCTCTTTTAGCCATTCAGGTTGTTTCTCTAAATAGTGAGCATCTCCCTTAGCTTTCATATATTCAATAAAGGATATATCATCATTCTCACATAGGGTTCTAGCATTGTAATACTTGATAAGAAGTCTAGCTTGTTCTTCCCATATTTCTTTCTTATCAGGTCTTGCACAATACGAAGCTACGAACATATCCTGATACTTCTCTCCACTAATTTCATGCATCCTTTTATATATGTATACAGATCCAAGCGAACTTGAATATGCAGACTTACCTTGTCTATATGGATCGACTCCAGCTACGTACAATCCATAAGGAGGATTGTCTATAGGGAATTCATATATTACGACAGGTGCATCTTTCTGATCTGAGTTTTTCAGAGGGAAGTTTGTAATAGGGAGCTTGTCTGTAAACTCATGCTTTATAGTTCCCTCATCATTAAACAATATAATAGGTGTACCTGTTCTTTCTTGTTGTAACAATCTACTCTTCTGTCTCTTAGCTATCTCAATATCAAAGATGTTTGTATCCTCATTTAGAAAGATGTCATCCACTTCCATTGGGTAGTACATCTTCTCTTTTAAATAGGCTATTCTATCTCCAGCTTTTTTAAGTCTGTTTAGATTATCATTGGTTATTTGAAGAGCTTTCTCTTCATTACTAACAAGCATCTTCACCTGATATAGGTCTGAACTCAGTGGTTCATTTAAGTATGCTCCTAGTGTAGAATCTTCCTTTGCCTCCATTCTATACTTTGCTGGGATGAACAAGCCATGAATGCGTTTGTCATCTTTCTCATTGTTATATGTAAGGAAATTAAAGTTATCTACGTCAAACATCAAGGACTTAGCGTCCATGAATTTCTTCATGTCCCCACCAGTACCAGTGAGAATTGGAGAACATCCCCAGCCAAAGGGTGTAGTGAAACCTGGAATAGCTGCCTGTAAACCTCTAAGGAAATTTCCTTTACCAATCTCATCTATAATTAATTTACGTGGTTTTGTACCTGCAATTGCTTCTTCATTATTACCTTCATCAAGGTTACGTATTAGAATGGAAGAGAAAGGGATACGTTCACCAGACTTGGTCTTTATACCTAGAGTCACTTGGTTCTTCCAATTATCCTCAATTCTCTGCCACCTCCAATACTCAGGAATGAAATTCAATCCTTTATCAATCTTATCAGTAATCAGTTTAATATCTGGGGCATTTAAGCCTGCAATAATATTTTGACTGTTTTCATCAAAGGTTGCACCCCATGCTATATAGGATGCTTCTAAAACTGACTTGGCAAAACGTCTAATACCTAGAATGACTAAGCCTCTTTTATCTTTTTGAGCTCTGTCAATTTCGCTTGTCACAAGCCATTCATTATCTCTCAATAGGGGATTGGCATATTTCTGTGCAATCCTCCCATAACTATCAATTATATCCACCTCAGTGTGCCAGATGTTCAGGTGCCAATAAAGAAAGGGGTTAATATAAACCCCACCCATCATTGCACCATTCAAACAAAGCTCCTTATGAAAATCATGAAAAGGTTTACACTCTTCACTATTTCTATCAGGGATTCTTTTCTGGTTAATGAACCAATCCTTATAGTCTATAGTTTGTATGTTCATCGTCTATTTTTAAGGAACTCCTCAGCTGACCCAGATAACTCACCCTTACCTCTAATCTCCACCTTAGCTTCTTCAGCATTCCTTAATTTGTCTACCACCTCTACTAATGCTAAGTAGTTCTTCATTGTCTCTTGTACAAACTTACCTTGTGCTTCAATAGATGCTATGACCATAGGTAATAGTCCTCCTTTAGCTGTAGGTTTCCACTCAATCCTGTCTTTCAGTTCATGTAGTGGGTTTGCATTTACATAAGCTTTCCATGAAATAAGTTGTGACTCAGCCCATTCAAGCTCTGTATTTATGTATGTAGTTTTTTTAATAGTTGCCATCTTCTTCCTCTTCTTTTAGAATGTTATCAAGATCCATGCCTTCTTTGATGATCTTTTCTAATTCAGACTCATCTGTATGAGGAACATCCATCTCTATCTCAGACTTATATTTGCTTAGGACAAATGCAAGTTCTTTATCTGTTATGCCCCAAATGTCACCATATCCATCAAGAGCTGTAGCTAGATGTCTTCCAATGTTATATGTAGGAAAGCTCTTATTTAGTTCTTGTAGAATAGTAATGACTTCTATATATGGAGTCTTTTTACTCATATTAATTGGTTTAAATCCTCGTCAGTTAGCTTTGGTTGTTTTATCTGTAAGTCTAATGTCTCCTCAAATTTATCAATAGTCTTTGCCCCTTCTTCTGTCATATAATCTTTAGTGAAGACAATAGCCATCCTATCAAACTCTTCACCAGGTACCCCTGATATATCAATATAGTCTACCCCCTGATTGTACAGGTCAACAAGCGTATCAATTAGCCTGTCTAATGGTATCTTTTGAATCCTTATCTCTCTATTTGCCATAGATTTCTTTTTTAAGTGATTCCTCTTCTTCTCTAGAGCTCATTACAGCTTCCCATTTCTTAAGAGGACATTCACAAGATAAACATTTTGTTTTAGCAGCTAGTGTACAACCACAGTCTGTACAATGAACATCTGGTCTTACTGTCTTATGTTTTGTAGATATCAACGCACAGTCTTCACATATAGACATTCTTTCATTACTGACATCCTTTATATAGGTTCTTAGGGCTTTGGCTGGAAAAAGGTTATTCTTCCAACCTTCATATATTTGGGAGAAGTTAATTTTCATCTGTAGTCTTGGTTTTGAGAAAGTTTATTAATGTCTCTGTCTTATCAAGTGTCACCTTAGCTGCATGTTTCTTTTGTTCTGTTGCATCTGGGTTAGCTAAATGACGCTCCATTGTTTGCTTTTTACCAATCAATGATAATATCTTTTTCTTGGCCTTTTTATTGTTGAAGTAAAACTTTCCAAACCCAGAAACCTCAATACTATTGTGGAGGTCCATTGCCTCATTGGCAGATTGGAACTGGTGGTTCACAATGGTTTCAATCACCTTCTCAGAGACCATTATCTTCACTGCCAGGGTTCTGATAAGGTAGTCTTTAACAGACATACTTATAGGCTTATCCATGTAGCAGCGTTATTTGTAATACAATATCCTTGTCAAAGTTTAATAATATGACAGGATTAACCTTAACCTTTGTTCCATCCTTTACAAAAACCCCCATTTTCTTTAGCTTGGAGATGATGTTATTTATAGCAGGAGCTGTACTCTCGTATCTTTCACAAAACTCCTTCCTTATATTAGCATAGCTTATGTTACCCTTTATAGCTGTAAAGGCTATAAGCTGCACCTCCCTATTTGTAAGCTTCAGATTGTTTACAGCTGACAACAGCCTGTAATACTTCTCTGCCAGAGCATAATTGTCTGACACTGATGTTTTCAGTCGCTGTACAATAGGTTTTGTTGAGTTGGTTTCCATAATTAGTTGACACACAAAGGTATGGATATCTTTACGATCTACAAATAACTATTTTAGTTATAAGGAAAGTTAATGCTATATTATGCATCAAATCTTCTGAATACAGCTATAAAGCAAAACAAAAGAAGCCCTATTCTAAGCTCCTGTTCCAGACCACCATCTGTAAGGGTGTAGTTTCTATTAGACACTCCTAGCTCAAAGTTGTTGTAATCCTTAGGTAGGAATTCTATACCTATCTCCCACTCTTCAAAACATGTAAACCCATAAGCTACAACAGCTGTTATCAAAATCAGAACAATCAGTACAATTCCATAAATTATCATCATCATATCTAAGCTTGTTTGACGAGGTGTATGGAGTTTATTCCCCACCCTCCACCCTCAAAGGTAGTGTGAAAATATATTACCCACCAAATTTATTTTTGCCTATTATCAAAACTTGCAGGATTTTCTAGTTTTGATACAACAAGATATTATAATATTGGTCCCTATATTATAAAGCATATAATATGTAAGATAATTCCATCATTATATGTAAAGTCATATCATAATGTGTCATAAAAGCAACATTACAAAGGCTAGCCTGTCCCTTATAAGACACATTATGTAAAGCCATAGCTTGACCACAGGGGGACAACAGTCAAGGGATAGCTTGACAAAAGATGTTACCTATCTATATATAAAGGTAACAAATGTCCAGTCTTTTATATAATAAACTGGACAATCTAGGAAGTGAAACACAGCCAAACCCAGAAGTCTGAACCATCTGGAATTTCCAGAGAGTTCAACCTGCATGAAGAATTTGGAAAAATTCATGCAATGTTCCTTATGGAACTATCCCCTGCTTTGATAATATACACAATTTTCTATATGCCCCTGTTCTTACAGACCTATCCCCCCTAGCACCCCAAAATTTTACATAGCCCCCATTCTTATTATATCCATGGGAGGGGAGCCTACTCCCTATTGATACCCCTCCTAGAATTGAGAGTGTTGGGATACCCCTCCCATCGCTTGACATTATTAATTAAAAACAAAAACAGAAAACTATGGCATTCAAATTATCAGCCTACACAAGACAGTCAGGAGAATTAACTGACAATGGTACAATTGCCCAATTAATTGGCAAGAATGGTTCTATCTCTTTCATCAGGAAGAACCTTAATGACCCTGCAAAGCGTGTTGCATTGTTGTTAAAAGACAGCAAGGGTAATTCAGGTGTTGTTTCTTGCTCTGCGCAATTGAGCAAAGAGATTAGAGCAGGCAAGATTACAATCCACGAGATTGCAGGCTTGTCATTGCTTGAAAATGAAGAAGGAATCACCTTTGTCTCAATGCCAGGAACAGGTGCAGTTCAAGAGATTGCAATGAAGGACATCAAAGTTGTCTCTTACGAGAGAAGCGAAGAGTTCTTGCCAGAAGAATTACTTGCTTTGTAATCAAAGCATTAACAAGAGAATGGGCTAACAAGCCTGTTCTCTTGTTTTCTATACTTGCATAGAACCTTTGTTGCGTAAAAAGAGAGACAACCTATTGATTCTCAACATTTTATCTGTGGCTGTGAGAGGTGGTGTGTACTCTTTCCCCACTTATTGACACATTTTGACACATCATTCATTTACGCTATACAAACAATATATATAGCATTAAATAACATTTATATGGGATATGACGCTTTCTATTCTATCTATGATAATAGTAATAGATATATAGGGTTTACAGATACATTAGAGGATGCTAAACTTATGGCTAATAAACATAATGGTTATTATGAGTTAGATTTTGCTTCTTCTTATAGTAGTTCAATTCTTAATGGTGATATGGCTAATGAGTTTAATGAGTCATTTAATTCTGACATGTTATAATGTACCATTTCTATTTCCCAAGGATAGACAGATGAGATGAGGATTAAATGACTACCTACCTCACATTTGAGTACAGAGGGATTCATAATGTAGCTACGAATATAATATTCTGACAAAAAGATATGTCATACGTACATTGAGTACAAGAGTATTATAATAGTGGACGAAAACGCTACAAGTATTAGTTGAAAACCTATACTAATACATTATGCTTCTCCTGTTACAGAAGGCTAGGTTGAACAATCTAGCGTTGTAAATGTAGCAGTATCCAGTAAGTTGCTGGCGTGGGACAGTCCAGTTATAGTTACAAGACTGTGTAGGCTGATATACCTGAATGTATATTCATTATAATCAAATCTGATTATAATGATAAGTGTACGACATCAAAACCTTCAGAGTTGAAATACTCATGGTGTACACGTAAAGACAACTTGATTGTCAACTAATTTGATAAGGCTGCTTATAGTCTTTAGGATAAACCTGGTGACAGGTATAAAAGGTATGTATTAACAAGTGCATATCTACAGCTTCGTGCTGGCCAAGTAAGCAAATGGGTAACAGCTATAGTGGGGAAACCTCTGAGTAGCTATGGTGTCAGCATACACCATTGAGCAGGAAACTGCAATAGGATAAAACCTGTAGAATATATGTGGAAGTACTTTACCAAAAGAACAACTGCGTTATTCAGTAGACAAAGGTGTGGTAATAGCATCTTAAACTACCATAGACTGGTAATCTATACTGGGACGTTATAGTACGTATTCCTCAAAAGGGAGTAAGCTATAATCTGATGGCACGTTCTGGACTATGCTATTGTAAATTATTAAATTAATAATTCACAAAGTCTGTTAGTTCTCTAGTTCAAAGTACCTTATCTGTATGTAAAATGACAGCACAATTAGTACTGAAAGGAAAATTGTGAAGTAAAAAAAGTATATCTAAGTAGCTGCAGGGATGTAGCTTAGGATTATCCAATCCACTTGGTAGAAATTAATACTTATTTAAACTAGAGAAAGATCCCTCAGGAGTGAGGTAAAATACTGGTACTGTTATCTACTAAGAAGTAATTCTTGGTGTGTATAAGCAATGGTAACATTGTGAAAATGATAACATTGAAGGTCAACACTCAGCCTATCAAATTTTTATTTACACAACACATTAATAATCAATCAATTAACATACATTCACATGAAATTAATCAAACATCTCATTAACATTATGTTCCTATGGAGCATTCCTTACATGTTAGTAGCATTCTTTTTGCTAACTACATGGTTCTCATTTAGTTATACAGAAGCTGTTACATCTGGTGTATTTGTAGCAGTTCAGTTTTTCTATTCTCTTATGACATTTATTATGTATGGAGTTTTGTCAGAAGATAACGATGAATCCATATCACTATTAAAAACTAATTAGTTATGTCAAATGCTAAACAAGAGTTATTAGGTAAGCTTGATGCACTCAAGCGTCTATATGGTGCTAACATTATATGTGCTAATATTACATATGCTACACCTGCTAGTTATTTTACTGATGATGAAGACGATGTAGAAACACCAGCTATTACATTGAAAAAAGGACATACAGAGGCTGAATACAATGAATTCCTATCCAAGCTAGATTTTGGATATGATGAAGGCTATGGTGCTCAATATGTATTTGGTTATATATGGCTTACAAATGGTGTATGGATGGATAGAGGTGAATATGATGGGTCAGAATGGTGGGAATGGCATAAGTATCCTCAAATACCTGATGAATTATTATAAACACACATAAAAAAACAAAAACATGAAAAAAGTATTATTTATTTCCATGATAGCATTAGTCTTGCTGTCATCATGCTCAGCTATTAGAGAGACATTGTGTCCTTCTAATGATCCACAGTTCTTTTACAAACAAGCAGGTGCTAAACCTTTTTATTACAAACGTTAATAACATATTATGAAAAGATTAAATATTATTATGTCAGTGTTGCTATTTATATGCACCACTGCTTTAAACATCTTGTTTCCAATGGTTGTTGAATTTGGTTGGGATAAACTAACAATATTATGCTGTCTCAATCTATTAGGTTATATGGGAGCATATTTGTATTTTGACAATTATGTTAATCTTATCATAAGAGAAGAGAGACAGAACATTGCCAAATCATGGAAAGAAGGTCATGCTCATGGATATAACATGGGACATCATGATGGTTACAAGGAAGGTTATCAGAACGCAAACAAAGAAGCATCTATACCAAGTATGAATGCTTTGGTTGATCAAGATTTAATAGATTTAGGAAACTTTTAAAACAAACACATGGAAAAAACATTAACAACAAAACATTTTAAGACAGGAGAATTCAAGATTACATACTTACCTAAGACATTCATCTTAGGTTTTGTCAATAATCATGATTCCTATTTATACATTTGCCTAGGACCAATCGCACTTGAATGGTTCAGCTACAAAACAAAAGAGAGTAAGTAATATGAGAGTAGAGAAGAAATTTTACAAAGAGAATGGAATGTGGTATATAGATTTGCCAGAATTTCTAGAAGCAGGGTTGGGTAACAAGAATAATTTATTAATGGTTGATGGTGCAGATACACTATTAGATATACTATCTTTGCATAGTAATTCTGTAATGGTGGAGTTTGGCGATGAACCATTTCAAGACTATACACACAAGTTGAACAAACTAATCATTGGAATGAATAAGCAATTGCTTGACAATATAGGACATGCACCAGTTGATTATGGTGCTTATTACACTGTAGAACAGTTGGATAATCACCAATTGTGGTTGTGTCCTGTCACTGAGTATGTATTTGGTGGAGGATATCCTGAAAATATATATCTTAGAGTTGTGAAATAATTATTGGTTAGTGTTTGTTTAATATGTGTGTTTGAAAATAAGGACTCTGCTCCCCCCAGCAGGGTCCTTTATTAAATTACATTAAAATAATACAAATATGTTCATTTTAGCTAAGCTAGTATTCAAATCATACATGCCTAAGACATTAGAACCAGGTATGTGGTTTGTATCAAAGCAAAAAGACGTGGTTTATGGTAAGGTGTATGAATATCTACACATACATGAACTACAAATAGTTCCTCAGGACATGGACAGCTACATTGCTGTCAATGGAGCACCTGTTGAAGCATACATTGTCCAACCAATGGTCAATGCTGATGATGTAGAAGAAATCCTTGCTTTTCCTAATCAAATAGGATGGTGGGACGATGGTGATGAGTCAGATGATCTAGAAGACTTATCTATAGTTACAATAAACAAAAGCATATATGGTGAAGATGGTGAGGATGGAGCAGTGGCATTATATGTAGATGATTATACAAGACAACCAATATTGGTACAAGGTCAGATTGTTATCAGAGATTCATACAGTATAACTGAAGGTTATGATGAGAACGATAGTGAAGAGGAGGAGGATTGGGATGATATGGATGATAATGATGATGACGAATATAATATAAACAGCCATGAGTAGTGATACTATTAAAAAGGTGTTGGAGTTGTTATACAAAGGCAAAGAGCCTCAAGAACAACCAATTAAGCTTGAGATAAAGCTTAAGTCTACTGCTAAACCAGATGAGCAGTTAGACATAAACCAGTGGCATCAGTTGATTTATGAGATGAATAACAAAAAAAGTTAGACGTGGAATAGTGGTTGGTTAGTAAAGATGAGAGCCCTGCAGAAATGTGGGGCTCTTTCATTAAATTAGTTAGTATGAAAAGAATAGACGCTAAACCAGGAGAACGTAAGTATATAGATGGTAGGTTTAAAGATGGTGTTGATACAGGTAGATTTAGTTCTAACAAAATACCATTACCATTAAAACCAACGAGTCCTGTTTCAACAAAGGTAGCAGAAATGCTAGATAGTATACCTGATTGGGTTAATGATATACCAAAACAGGTGATTAGACAACAAGAAGCAAGTAGACATTTTAAAAACAAAAAAAAAATAAACACACATGAAAAAGAACATGAAAATGTATTCAAAAGAAGAATTAACAACAATGACAGAAATGGCTAAGCAGCCAGTTGCAACAACTAAATTAGCTAGAAAGTTAGCTAAACAGTTCAACAGAACATATGCAGGAGTTTATGCTAGATTATTAATCATTCGTAAGAATGTAGTGGTGGAACCAAAGACTGTTAAAGTTCCTATGGTTAAAACACCAGTCATGACCAAGAGTCACACAATCAGTAGTAGACCTACTAAGATAGAGATATCTGATGCAGGTATGACATTTTATTTCTAACAAACAATAAATACTAACAACCATGTCTTACAGTCTAGTCTTCAGTGCTAAACCACACAGCACCCACACAATTAAAGTTTATGAGCCTACAAGAGAAGATTCTCCATATGTGAGAAGCATCAAAGCATGCTCTAAACTAATAGATGCTATATTTACAATTAAATGTAATTATACACCATCTAAGCGTTTACATATCAAGGGACGTAGATACATGTACATCAGCTCTGATGAATACACATTAGTCAGAGTAAAAAACTTTTAAAGATGATATATTTTATTATCTTTGTGTTGCTCATCTTCAATATATGGCTGTCCTATGAATTTCATAGGGCACCATATATGGATGATTTTGGTAACATAATAAACAAAACAAATGATACTGCAACTAAATCCAATGATACCAATAACCAGGAAGTCTGATGGTATGAAAGGATATGCATTCCTAGTAATAGATTATTCCCAAGAACATTACATACTATTTGTATGTGGGATGGACAATGGAGACATATGGGCTTTGACAAACAAAGACATATCCATGCAGAATAATCCTTCATTAGAGAGATTTATAAACAATAAAACAAAAGACAATGGCAAAGAGTAAAACAAATAAGGTTGATGGTTTTTTCTTCATGAGTATAACCAATGGTGAAGTGGAAGTAACTTGCGCAGGTGATGATGTAATGCTATCTGCAGCATTTGCAACACTTTTTGTTGATAAGAGAAATAAACAACTCCAAGGTATACTAGGTACAGCTGTTGCTGTTGCTGCTGCTGAATTAGAACCAAAAGCTGCTCCCAAGAAGAAAGCTAATCCCAAGCAAATGAATGGTGCAAAGAGCACAGAACCATTTGTAAAGACTAGAAAGAAGAAAGCTAAATAAGAAATATATTTCTAATTGTGCAATAAAGTGCACAATTTGCTATTCCAGTTATGCAAAATTGGAAATATATATCTAAAAGTGCAATATACTGCATAAAATCATGTCATATGAAACAATTATTCATCCTCATAGCACTAGCATTCACCATGAATGCAGGTGCTCAAACAACAGCTGTTACATTACAGCATGGTAAATACATCAATAAGCAATGGAAATACAACAAACCACTGGTGACTAGTATTCCTGTTGTATTTGATTATCCTTGTGTCACTGTTGGAGACAGCACATACAAACTTGTAGATAATATAGGAGATACAGCTACAGCTACATATGATCTATACGCATCACATTGTGTGAATGATAAGAGTGTTATTGGTGTAATGGGTATCATTGTATATAAAGATGGAGCATACTATCTATCTATATCATATGGTAATCTAATTAGAAGATACACACTTAAATACAATAACAATGAGATGGGAAATAATTGATGATTCACCAAAGCTAGGTGATGTAAGATTCAAAACCAGGTTTGCTTGGTGGCCAACACGTGTTATTAGTAAACTAACAGACACAGACCACATGATATGGTTTGAGTTGTATATTGAAGAACAAGAATATAAAAGAATAGTAGCTTTTGACATGCCTGCAGCATTTGAAGACTGTTGGATAACTGTAGCTAAAACAATACATATATGAAACTATATACAGAAGAACAAGTAAATAAAATTGCAACTCAATCAATGAGTTTTGGAAGTTATGATAACTCCATTACACCAATTGAGATACTTGATAATGAAAACATATACACAGAACAACAAATAAAAGAAACATTAAAAAGAATGGGACTTGATTTGTTAGTAAATGAATTTTTGAAAAAAGCTGAGCCAATAGAATTTAACCAAAACAAATAACCTATGAAAAAGAAAACATTCGCTCCAGTGGTGGTAGCTAAAGAAAAACAATACGTTGTATTGTGCAATGATGATTTATGGGTTGTAGGTACAAAACAGGATATAATTAATGATTTTAATGTAGATCCTGATGCATACATGAATGAGAACAATGATGTTAAAATATATGAACTTGGTCAAGAAGTACCATTTACACTTGTTGAACCAAAACTAACATTTTAATTATGAATGTACTCATCTACGATATAGAAACACTCAAGGAGTTATTCCTTGTAGTTGTGTACAAGCCAGACACAGATGTTACATATGAATTTCAGGTGAGTAGATGGACTAATCAATTAGATGCATTCATTAGATTCACAGAAGAACATGATGAGCATTATTGGGTAGGGTATAATAATCTACGCTTTGATAGTCAAGTGGTTGAGCATGTGCTCAGGAACTATGAACACTGGCATGAGATGAGTGGGTTAGAAATATGTGCCATCATAGCACAGAAAGCTGCAGATACTATTCATGATGCAAACTATGATGTATTCCCTGAATACAAAGAAGAATGGTTGAGCCTAAAACAATTGGATCTGTTCAAGATTAATCACTATGATAACAAGAATAGACGTGTGAGTCTGAAGAGATTGGAGTTTGAGATGGACTTTGAGAACATTGAAGAGATGCCTATACATCACTTGAAAGAGAACATGACGAAAGAAGAAGTCATTGAGACTATCTACTATTGTCACAATGATGTACAAGCAACTTATGAGTTCTACAAAATAACCACTGGTGATACAGAACATCCATTGTATAAGGGTAACAATCAAGTGGAGCTTAGACAAGATATATATGAAGAGTTTGGTATTCATTGCTTAAACTACTCTGATTCCAAGATTGGTGATGAGATGATTAAGAAATATTATTGTGAGCAGAAGAACATACAATATTCTGATCTTCCAAAAAAAGGACTATTCAGAACAGATGTAAAGCTAAGAGACTGTATTGCTGATTATGTAATATTCCAGACACCAGAGCTACAAGCTTTCTTAAAGAGAATTAGCAAAGAGCGTCTTACAATGAAGGATGAATTTAAAGAATCATTAGAATTTTATGGAAACACATACACATTTGCAAAAGGTGGTCTTCATACTGAGAACAAGCCTAAAGTATTTGAAGCTGATGATGATACCCTTATTATTGATTGGGATGTTTCTAGCTATTATCCTGCCATTATCATTAATAATGGTAGATATCCTGGTCATTTGGGTTCTGAGTTCCTTAGAGGATACAAAACCATGTTTGACAAAAGACTTGAACTCAAGCCTTTGGCAAAGAAAGACAAGAAGATTAAAGGAATTGTTGGTGCTCTTAAACTGGCTGTTAACTCTGTATATGGCAAAAGCAGTGATATGCAGTCTTGGATATATGACAGACAATTAACTATGTTCACCACTATTACAGGTGAATTGAGTCTTCTCATGCTCATCGAAGCATATGAACTAGCTGGTATACATGTTATATCTGCAAATACAGATGGTGTCACTGTTATGGTGACAAAAGATCTTGTTGATAAGATGCATGAGCTTAATAAGTGGTGGATGGAAATAACACAATATGAGCTAGAACGCACTGATTATCAGAAGATTATATTCTCAACAGTAAATGACTATTTAGCAATTAAAACAGATGGAGAAATTAAAAAGAAAGGTGATTTCCTCACTGACTTTGAGCTTCACAAGAATAAGTCAGCTAGGATTGTACCTATTGCTCTCGAGCTTTATTATGTTCATGATATCCCTGTGGCTGATACCATTCGTAATCATACAAACATATATGACTATTGTCTCAGGCAAAAGGCAAGCAAAGACTTTCACTACGAGGGTCACAGCAAAGAAAACAAAACAATCTACAACAAACTGATTAGATATTATGTATCTAACACTGGTGAGAAGCTATTGAAGGTGAAGAACAAAGACTCAGATAGTGGTGCAGCTGATGTAATACAAGTGGAGGCAGGTGAATGGGTGATGCATGTATGTAATTATCTATTACCAGATCATTCATTAGAAAACATCAATCATGCATATTATATTGAACGTGCTGAGACAATCATCAATAAGATACAGTTTGCAGGTAGAAAGAGAAAGATTATTATTAACCCCAATCAATTAAATTTATTCTAATGGCAACAAGAAAAACAAAAATAGAAGAAAAGAAATACATTGTAGTGTATGAGGATACTGAAGCTTGGGTAATTGGTAACAAACAGGACATTATTAATGATTTTGATGAGAGTCCTGAGACATATATAGATCAAGCTGACAAAATTAAAATATATGAGCTTGGTGAGCCTATCCCATTTAGTTTTATAACACCTCAAATAGTATTATAATGGACAACAAACATAAAGCAGCAGAATTAGTATTGGAATTCCTACCAATTATAGGACAAGATCCATATACAGGTATAGATGTAGCTAAGAAATGTGGTAAAATAGTTGCAAAGCTATTAATGAAAGCACAACAAGAAGGAGATACGTATGACTACGATGAAATAGTTAAACTTATAGATACATTCTAATGGCAAAGATAAATAGAGAAACAATAGCTGAACATTTAATTGATTATCAATTAGGTATGATAGATAAGTCTATGCAAGAAGCATATATGACAAAAGAATGGTATAGTAAATGGACCATGACAACAGAACAACATGAAGTGTTCAAAGCTTATGCATTACCACTAATTAAAAAAGTGTTTAAATGCAATAAATCAAAAGCTGAGAATACATTTGATTGGTTTGATCTGCAGTTTGGTCTACGTATTAAAGATTAAAAAAACAAAATTATGGGAGCATGTCAATTTAAAGAAAGAGGAACTGGTAAAACAGCACAAGAAGTATATAGAAAACTTTGTGAAATAGCTGAAGAAGAATATGGTCATCAAGAAGGATATAATGGTACCATTAGCACTACAAGTGGATTTAGAGATGAAACAGAAGCATATAATAAAAGCAAGTTTAAAGATGTATCTGCTTACATATACAATAGATTTGATAGTCATGTTATGAACAAACGTGATTGTTCAGCTATATGTGTTAGACAACCTGTTCCTAATAAAAATAAGACTAAGTCTCAAGTGGAGCACATAGTTACACCTGGTACCAAGAAGTGGATACTTAAGTATTTTGTATATTCTGGTTATGATACTTTTATTGGTGCATATCTTACTAAAGGCGAAGCTGTTACAAAAGCTAGAGCACATACAGAAAAGACAATAGAATCTACATATATAACAATGGAGAAGGTTCTTGATAAAGCTAATAAGACAGTAGCTAAGATAACATACAAGAAATCCACTACTGAAAGAGATGGAGAGTGGGTTTTCTTTGGTTATGCAGCAGAATAAAACAATACATATGAACATATTACACATCAGTGATACCCATTGTATGCATGATCAATTCCCTGAAAAAAGATTTGAAGGAATAGACATGGTGATACATAGTGGTGATTGCTCTAATAGTCCATTCTTAGAATCTTCTAAAAGAGAGATAACAGAGTTTTTAGAATGGTATGAAAAGGTGCCTGTCAAGTATAAGCTATTTGTAGCAGGCAACCATGATACAGCTATTGATAGAAAACAAATAGAATATTCTGATATGATATTAAAAGATATCATCTACTTAGAGAATGAATCTATTGAGATAGAAGGTCTGAAGATATGGGGAAGTCCTATCACACCAACGTTTGGTGAATGGTCTTTTATGAAGGCTAGAGACAAAACACATTTTGTATGGGATACTATTCCAGATGATACAGATATATTAGTTGTACATGGACCACCTAAAGGTGTGCGTGATCTTACATACAATAGAGAAAACAAACTTGAAATGTGTGGTGATAAAGCTCTTGCAACAGCTGTGATGAGAGTGAAGCCAAAGCTAGTGCTATTTGGACACATACATAACTTTAAGGATATTGAAAATCAAGGAGTTAGCACTTACCATAGGCTACCAAAGACAACGTTTTCTAATGCATCATGCGTAGAAGATGGAAAGTTTGCTTATGGATTAACATCATTTGGTAATATATTTAAATTATAAACTATGGATATATCAGCATGCAATGGTGGTAGTTGTCTATTAAGATTAAACTGCCACAGATACACTTGTAAAAAAGAAGAACTAGGACAATCCTATTTTAGTGACCCTCCATATAAATTAGACTTTATGTTTGATGAAAATAATAATGGTCTTGGTGTTGCAACATTAAGTTGTTCTTATTTTTGGAACAATAAAGAATATAAAGATGAAAAACCTAAAAATAAATGATGATTGGGAAAGAGAATCCCTCAAGGATTTAGTATATTTGCAGGAGGAAATAGCTACAATTGAGCAGGACATGCACAAATTTCTTAACAGACAACCTGCTAAGATAGAAGTTATTGACAGGGACAAAATACTAAACAGAAAACATGAACATCAAAATGACGTTCTCCCATTTTGAGGAGCTAATTAAGTCTGGGTATAGCCTAGACATGTTATTTTTCATTATGTTAGTTGAAGATGGATCAGATGTAGACAGTCTGTGTGAAGCACCAAAGATAAAGATGCTCCACCAAACTGTACGCAGAAAGGGTCTGTTGTCAGAAACTAATAAAGTTACTATTCTTGGTAAGGAACTACTTGCTTTTCTAAATGAAGAACAGGAAACAAAGATGCCTAAGAAGAAGAAAACAGATACTGACTTTGATAAGTGGTGGAGTGTGTATCCAGGTACAGACACCTTCACTTACAAAGGACAGTCATTTACAGGTACACGCAGCATGCGTGCAAAGAAAGAAGAATGCAAAGTGAAATACAATAGTACACTTGGAGAAGGTGATTACACAGCCAAAGAGCTAATGGCAGCTTTGGAATATGAAATCTTACAGAAGAAAGAGAATTCAATCAAGACAAAGACTAATAGACTTACATTTATGCAGAACAGTCTCACCTATCTCAACCAGAGGTCATTTGAACCCTTCATTGAGTTGATAAGAGATGGTAAGACAATCAAAGAATCTGCTGAACCAATTAAAGGAATGGATATATGAGTTTTGAAGATTTAAAACGAGAAGTTCAAGCTGGCTTAGATGGTAGAAACAATGGTATACCTATGGGCTTTGAGAGATTGAACAAATACATTGGTATCAGAAAAGGTATGTACACTCTGATTGGTGGTCTCACTGGTTCAGGCAAGACTAGCTTTGTAGATGATGCTTACGTTTTAAATCCATTTGATTGGTTTATCAGTCAGAAAACTCCAGGAGTTAAGCTAAAGATTATCTATAGATCCATGGAGCGTAGCAGAACATATAAGTTTGCCAAGTGGATTAGTAGAAAGATCTTTCTAGACCATGGCATAATCATACCTGTATCCAAGCTATTAGGTTGGACAGACAAGATGAGTCATGATGAGCACGATCTGTTCCTTATGTATGAGGATTATATGGACAGCATGAAAGACGTAATCACCATTATTGATGGACCAGAGAACCCAATTGGTATAGCAAAGCATCTAAGAGACCACGCATTAGCTAATGGTGTAATAGAAGATGTAGATCAATACAACAAGAAGTACATTCCTAACAATGAGAATGAAATCACTATTGTTGTTGTTGACCATATAGGCCTATTAAAGCCAACTAAAGACTATCCCACAAAGAAGCAATCCATAGATAAGATGTCAGATGAGCTTAGATATGCTCGTGACATGTATGGATATACTCCTGTGATTGTCAGTCAGTTCAATAGAGACATATCCAATCCTATTAGAATTAAGAATGGTGACGTAGAACCACAGCTAGAAGACTTTGCTGAGAGCTCACAGACACAAAATGATGCTGATGTAGTCCT